AGCAGCACGCAAGGGACAGATCTGAGTGATCTCAGTAAATAAAATAAATGAAGCAGAAAATAGGAACAAACATGTTGATGTTCTTGTTCTTTTACAATATCATTATAGCAGAAGGGTCACATGGCCCAAACATCTATTCAAAAAATGGTGAGGTTGAATTTATAGGATATGATGAATGTTCTATTTCTGTAAACAAAATGGTTATAAATTCTACAAATGGAATTTTCCCAGGAATTCATTTCGGGCTAATAGAGTACACATGCGATAAGATCACTGGAAAGATTATAAGTAGAATGTCATGTATGGAATGTAGGTTTTATTGTACACATAACCAAAATATAGTAGAATGTTCCAACTATTATATACCTTTAATTTCTGGGTTCTCAGTTGGAGCAATTTTTATGATTATATTAATTTATGTTTTGTCAAAAAATGATGTCTTAAAGAGAATTTCAAATAGCTTAGAAAACAATGTAATTTCAAAATTGTCAAGCAGGAAAAGCAAGAATGCTAGAAGATTATTAAAGAAGATTAGAGATGCAGAGGCTATTAATAATTCTAACATTAAAATGATTGGTTCCACAGGCCAAGAAGACATTGATCTTCATAATGAAGATGACAATAAAGGTATAATGAAACGAGGTTTAAATGTCGAAGCYAGTAATGATATTGACATTGGATCAAACTCAAATGGGCATTTATTCTATTATGAACATGAACCAGAGGCAATAGAATACAAGAGAAGAGGGTCAGTACCTAGAAATGTTACAATATTGTCTATGATAATAATGCTATCTATTCCCCCTTTGATTCTTGGCTGTGACAATACATTCTTTTTAAACTCTGAAGGGAAAGTTTGTGATTATAAAGGATGTCAGAACAAAAACTTTGTTTCAATGCCGTTAATGAAGGGGAATAGAATATGTGTTAGAGACTCTGACCAAAATATATTGGCAATATCTATTACTGAGTCGAACATAATATATAGACACCATTTGATGTATTATACAACTGACTATGAAATTGATGTAAAACACCACACTAATTGTTTAGGTGCAGGGAAATGTGATGAAGAGAAATGCAATTTAATATCTGATGAATACAAAGGAATGATACCTAATAACTCCGTAAGCGGCAATGGATGCTCAGAAGGGTTTGATAGATGTTCAAATATGTGTTTTTACTCAGTGAGCTGCACATTTTATAGCTGGTATCTCAAAGAAGGTAAGATAAAATATCCTGTTTACACAATGTCAAGTCAAAACTGGGAAGTAAGTATTGCATTCGAATATCTAGGTGCAAGATATATTAAGATACTAGATGTCAATAATCCCGATGGGTCTATAATGATTAATGGAAAAGAAGTCAAAATTGGAATAAGCTCTTTCACTAGTTCTAGTATAAGGTTGGAAAGAGACTCCATTATAATCAACAACACATTATATCTTGTTGATTCATCATTTGCAAACATGCCTGAAACTGATAAGATAGGTGATTACCAGTTAGCAATAGACGGGAAATCAAGAGTTTATAACACGCATAACATTAGATGTCAGACTGATTTCTGTAAGACTACATGTGCTTCGCCTGAACCAAAAATAAATAGATTCATTTCTAGTATTGAAAGGTACAGAAGTTTGAAATTCAGTAAAATTGGGAATAGTAACAATATAAATGTACATGAGCCAGTGAATGGATTAATAACTATGAACATAGGGGATATTAGAATTGAAAGTTTACAAGTTATAGATGCAAGTTGTGACATAGAAGTTATGATGACCTACTCATGTGTAGGCTGTGATGTGGATTCATACGCAGTTGTTCAAGCATATAACATAAAGCAATCAGGAATAATACCAATAACATCAACATGCAATCTTGTGAAAGATTATATAAGTTGTGAGGATACAATAAACAAGATAGAGTTTGTGGACAATTCAAAGGTATGTTATATATCAATGAAAGGAAGAAATGACACAATCAAAATAATGTTCAATACGACTTACTTAGGTAGTATGGACCCTAGTAAGTCTATATATGCAACTAGTAGCAGGATGGATGACATAACAGGTCTAGTGACATCAAGTGGCTTCATAAATGGAATTATATCAACTATAGGGTCAATAAGCCTTTTCACAATAATTGGAACATTTGCAACTAGATTGATTGGAGTAATATTGACAATGAGATCAGTTGACAAGGAAAGTTATAGGAGTAATGCTATAATATGATTATTATTTTGTCAACAAATTATATTATATAATARRACTTACATATTATATATAATTATTTTAATTAGAATTCTGAAACTGTAAATATTTAATTATTTTATTATTTTGTTATTCCTACCTTATTTTCATTTCTATTATTAAACATAATAAATCAACTTAATGTTAAGTCGTTTACATCAAATATACTATTAACAAACTAGACACCTAAATATTTAAATATATATATTCAAATTCCAAATGTAAACATATAGAATTTAAGTTTGCTAACAAAGTAATAGCCTTAAGTTACATTATTCAACAAAATATCCTGATTTTAACAATTTAATTAAATGATTAACAAGTTTAATTATACAAATATAAATCTACTATATAAGTAATAATTTAGGTAAATGCACATATTATAACCAATTAAATAGACATTTAAGCCAAAATGATAATATGATTTTAATATATAAATGTTTTTTATTTTAAAGTAGAGTGAAAGTAACTACTGGAAGTTAAGAATGTATGGAGTTGTGTATGTCTGAGATTGTGTATGTTTGAGTCCCTAGCATGCTGCTG